GCTATGTCCATGATGATGTCACCTTTTGGCAATTCTGTTCGTCAATTCAACTCGCCTCGACCTAATAATCCCTTTATGGGCGGTCTTGGAGGTTTCTTTGGCAACCGAGGAGGCCAAATGATGCGACAAGGGCAACCAAGCATCCAACAGCTTCAACAAATGCAACAAATGCAACAGCAGCAACGCCGGAGAGCCGAGCCAGCTAACCCGTTTGAGGGCAACGAGCAGTATCAGGCTTTGATGGAATATCAGAAGTCTATGCAGCCTAACCAAGAGCAGCAAGATCGTATGGGCGAGCTACGCACTGCGTTTGAAGGCACTGGCGGTTACAAAGACTACCGAATTCAACAGATGGAACAACAGATGCAGCGCATGCAGCAACCTCGCATGATGGGTATTGGTGGTATGCGCCCTAATGGTATGCAGCCTTATCAGGGATTTGGAAGACCACAGATGATGCAGCAGCCACAACCGATGCAGCAGCGTCAGCCACAGCAGCAATACGGGCAACCGCAGCAGCAATATGGCATGATGGGTGGTTATCAGCAGAACCCGTATCANCAGCAAAGACCGCAGCCGCAGCAGTTTGGCGGATATAGCATGGGTCAGCAGATGGGTGGTTACGGAGGTTATGGCGGAATGTCTAATCCGTACCAACCGCAGCAGATGGGATCATATAACCCGAACAATTCTATGGGTTACGGTCAGCAGCAGATGGGTCAATTCTAAATTTATATAAGTTAATTTGTAATTGTTAGATTGCAAATTTCACATTTGCGTACTGTTTCACTTATTTTTTTGAGGGGTAGGAGGCACTTGATGCACTGGTTTGCATCAAGCCTTCTTTGAAACTCCCCTTCTTTTTGTAGTTCAATCTTTTTCATTCTACCGTTCTTGGTAATTTATACACTGACTTTATTTGCCTTAATGAGTTCAAACTTAGGTTCATAATGTCAGCCGCATCGCTCAAAGACAATTCTTTTTTTAGAAGTTTGTTNAGCATTTCAGCGTCTTTAGTTAGCTTTAGCATTTTAGGTGCGGTTTTTGTTTTTGCTCCATTTTTTGCGTAAGGATTTTTTGTTTCAAGGCGGGGATTCATTAGTTTATCTTTTTTTGTTTGCGATTCCCAAAACTGACGGTACAGTTCCTCGTACTTTTCTACTTTATTTAGCAATTTTTCTCTCCAACATATTTAGCAGAGCCTCTAACTCCTCTATTTGTTGTTTGGTATTTTCATCAGAACGAAGCGCCATATCTTTTTTCATCCAAGACATTTGGCGCTTCATTCTCTCAAGTATCTGGACGGTTTCTACGTCCATTTTGCATCGCCTTTTAAGACAATGACTGGCCCGACGATCTTTTGACCGCAGAGTTCAGATGCTTCTTGGTTAACAGGCAGGTCTTCAAGTAGTCCTTCTTCATTAACCAAAACTTGTACGTTAGTATCCTTGGGCAGTAGAACCATTTCCACAAACCCCCCAACAATCCCTTGAGCTTCTTCAAGTGTTGGTTTTCTGTCTTCGAATGTAGTAATCATAATGATCTCCTTTACTAGAACTTGGTATTATTACCATATACTCCCACATCAGTCAATAGTCGGTTCATTATTATGTAGGCTCCCGCCCACCACGCCGAGGAACTTCTTCGGCCCGACTCTGGTAACTCTAAATGCCCCGATGCGATTGGCATTTTGCAGCTTTGTAACGTCCTTTTCGAATGTATCTCTACTTAAATTCATAAGTTTTAAGTTTGCCGCAGTCATGTCATCTTCTGGTGCAATCCGAACCATTTCGTACAGGCCATCAGTATTGCCACCTTTTGTAACTGGATGCCCTGATNATTCTCGCTCTTCGACAAACTTAAATATTAGATCAAGTCTGTTGCGAACTGTCAGAGAGAATTTTACCGCAACAATGTCTTGTGATCTATCTTCCAGCAAACCTGTGTTCGGGTTACGAATGAAGTGTCTAAATTCTCTATTCGCTGGCCCGTTTGATTTCACGACTGCGCCATCGAACACGCCATTGCGCGTATATGGTACGTTTAAATCCTTGCAGCGTTGCTGTGCAACTGATTCGGTTACAGGCCAAACAGCGAACGCAGCACGCACGCCATCAACAATAGCAGAGGTTCCACGAATCATGTTACGAGCTTCCTCTGGTGTTTTGATCGGCTCCTTGTCTTTGATCTTCGCCATGTGGTGATTNACCATAACAGTTGCGCCTGTTTCNGTNGCCATCTGTGCGAGCATACTCATAAATGCAGCACCCGCCGCAGGGTCAGCATTTACATCTGCGTGGACAAACGAGGCGAGAGGGTCAATAACGATCAGCTTGAGATTTGTCATCTCTAACATCTGTTCATATATACGAGAAAATTCTTCACCCATGTGATATGAGTTGTCGATCTTCTGCATGACCGGAAACACACCACCGAGGTTTGGTAATGGTAAGATGCGCAGCTTATGGTCATAATGCTCCCGATACTTTTTAGGATCAAGGCGCGAGATACGTCTGTGCATTTCGTCTTTATCATCTTCAGCAGTAAGAATAATTGCATCGCCGTGCTCTGAAACCAGACCACCGAACGAGTTCTGCATAGATGCGCCAGAAGATACTTTCATGGCGAGGTCGAGTGTCATCATACCTTTACCGCTGTCACCAGCAGCAGCGAACACAACAGGAACGCCTAGTGGTATTGTATTGCCGATAAGAAACTTTTGCTCTGGTGGAGAGCCAACGAAGTATTGGTTAATCAGCAGGCTATCATCCAACAGAGAGATTGGCTTTTTGACTTTGCTTTCGTGAGACTTGATAAACGTCTCTACGTTAAAACCTTGTTCAATAGCATCCGCAGCATCCCACTTTTCTTCCTTGGACGCTGGGATTTGCAACATCAAAATAGACTTCGCGCCTGCTTCTTTCGCCTGTGATTGAACGATGTTTGCGAGCTTTTTCCCAGCCGCATCATTATCAGGCCATAGGATTACATGCTTGTTTCGCAATGGTGCGAAGTCGAACTTGGAAGCTGTGTTTTCAGACAACATACCAGAGCCACCGATAGTGCAAGTTGCAGCGTAACCTAACTGGCTAAGAGCATCTGCGCATTTCTCACCTTCGACCCAGATTATTGTGTCAGAGTCAAAGATGTTCGGGATATTATAAAGAGGCCGAGGTTCAGGGACTCCTTGCCGACCATCCATAAACTGACGAAACTGTTTCTTTGGCTTACCCGTGCTATCTAGGATCAGTTCGCCATTCTCGCATTTATCAAAATATTTTCTAACAGTTACAATGACTTCGCCATGTTTATCGGTATAAACATATTCGTCCTCGAAAGGCGTTCCCGGCCCAATGGTAGACTTCACGGGCTTTTGTTCGGGTTGTTGGAAACCATTAGTAGCTGTGGTGTTTGTGACCTGAAAGTTTTGAGGATTGTTCGGCTTAATAATGTTTTCAGGCGCAGGCACAAAATTCTGCGGCAAATAACTTTTAAAATATTCCTCTGTTTCTGCAAGTGACCAACCCCGTCCTTCCTTCATAACTTTAGTAATGCCACCAACTCCATCACCTGACTCAAAATCTTTGCCAGTTAGAAACCACGGACTACTTGTATCAATGTTAATATGCAGAGATTGGCCTTTTTCGCCACGCAACGATCCGAGCAAAAATTCTTTGCCTCGCCTTATGCCATCTGGGTAAGTTTCAAACAAAGCGCGTAATTGCACATCCCTTGGAACTTCCCTTGAAATCTTATCTGCTAACTCCCTTGGCGACTTGCCAAACCTTTTAATATTCATTATCTTGTCCCTATACCCACACTATCCACTAGATGTGGGGTCGCATATCCACACGCGGCCCCATATCGCTCTACTCTTTCCAACATGTTTCTCTAAACTCGCACCACTTGCAGAGAAAGAAATCTTTGCTTTGAGCAATACGAGGTAGAATGTCACCAGCTTTTGCAGCCGTCAAGATATCTACTGCACGATCACTTGCTTCTTGAGCAAGTTTGGCATCGTAAGGCACTAGCTCATAATAAATTTCTGACGTATTTTTATTTATGACAGTAAACAAAGCTGGATTTTCTGATAAGTCCATATACGTTTGATACAAAGCAATTTGCGTAGCGTAGGTTGGATTTGCTTTTGCTACGCCGTGGCGAACAAAGCCTTTAAACTTACTGTCGTTAGCTGACTTGCACTCCCATAGGCTAGGATAATCCATAACGACAGACCCGTCACAAACAACACCATCAATGTGTCCTTTGATTTCGCCATCAGCTATTGAAAAGCCAAACTGCTTGCCATTTTTATCTTCTGTGCGCAAATCAAAGCCTGCATCTCTGAGCCACTTTGCAGCATAGTTTTCGATCTCATGACCGAACTGAAAGATGCGCAATGTGCGTGCCGTAAATGCTTTGTCTGGGTCAATAGAATAGTTTAGATAACGATACTGTATTTTCCGAGAACATTCATCACCAATGCTAGAGGCACCAATGTATGCGCGTCTTTCACGCTTCTCTTCCCCTGCAACTATGGCATTGTCTACTGCTTCCCTTATGTGATCCGCTACTGGATCAGTTTTAGAACGGGATTGAAGTAGAGGGCCAAGTGCCTGTTGACTTAAAGTAAGTGTCTTCGAGGGTTCCAATGTTTATCTCCGCTGTTAGCTGTTTCGCTTCTTGTAGTCCAAATATCAGTGTGTGGACTTGATCTTCTGTTAAGTCAGAGAACCTAGTACCCCATCCGAACTTGCCCAATATGTGTGCCAGTTCATCAATTGGCTTTGGTTGTATGTCGCTCAATGTCTTGTCTCCTCTCGTATTCCGAACAATTCTATGACTTCGCTAATTTCCTCCGGGTCTGCATCTTTGTTTCGGAAGCCAATATTTAAAACTTCAGCACCTTCGATCATGACCGATGCGGTCCCGAATAAAACTTCTTTCTCTGCATCTTCGATGTGGTCTTCGATTACTTCGTTTGCTGTTTTCTGCACCTCAATCATGTTGGATGGATCGTTGACCCAACAGACCATTTTGTATTCCGAGGTTTCGACAGTTAGTTCGTCCTTTTCGGCAAACATAAGGTACATTTCAAATCGCGGCATCATTGTTCCTTATCCGCAAATTCTGCCCCTAAACTGGAGTACGCGGCTTTATCAACCCATGAATCTTCATGGTTTATGGTGTTTAGGATACGCGAAGTTTTCAACCAGTCCATCATTAATGTCACATGGACAGCCCTGATCTCCCCATGCGTTAGAAGTGCGCTGCGCAAGATAATGTTCCAGCCTTCTGCAATTCTACAATGATTTTCGTAGGCATCGCCATAATCTTCGGCACGCTTTCCGTTCACAAGTTGTTCGGCTTGTCGTAAGATTTCATCGCGCTGCATAATCTTCTCCTGTAATTTTCTTCCAATTTTTTGCAATTAAACGGTCAATTTCATTACGATTGAAATAATACCCCAGCATACATGCGGCTTTGTATTTGGTAAACGACAAGTCCATTTCGCTTATTTTCACGCCATTGCTGCGCAAAAGCTCTTTCTGCTTGGGGGTCGCAATATCATTAAGCCAACGCTTTGTTTTGTTTGCTGCGCTACCGTCTTCGACTTCACGCAAGAANTCATCAGCCGCAGCCATCGCTTGAACCTTTTCGCCAATTGCAACAACCTTTGCAGGCTTCTTGTTGGGCTTCGCAATAGCAATCCAATAATCCTTGATGTTGCCTACCATAGCGAAACCTTGAAAGCCTGTAGCCATGATCACAGTGCCTTTTCCATATGGGTCAATCCACAAGAAAGGGGAGATTTTCATTATGTCATATTCAGTCATAACGAACGAATCTAATTCGCTCTTCTCTGGCGGCTGGAAGACATGCCCACAGATAGGACACTCCCTGACCCTTGCATGAACTTCAGCTTCGCATTCTGGACAAATTTTTGTTGGAGCTTCACCCTCCTCCAACTTCTCTCGACCATCCAAGTTAGCTGCATCATCAATACTGCCATGCGTAATAATGCTGGTTCCAAAGTCCATGACGATGCAATCAGTCTTTAGGATGTCGGGATAAATCTCTGGATCAATAATCCGTAGACCACGACCAATCATCTGAACCATTGTGCTTTTCTGGGAGCATGGTCTGGTTAAAATCACACACGCCACAGGAGGAGCGTCAAAGCCTTCCGTAAGCACCGCTACGTTCACAACAACCTGCAAGTCACCAAACTCCAGATCGTGCAGCATTTGCGCTCTTAAAGCCTTGTCAGTCTCTCCTGTAACAAAATCAGCGTTTACGCCATCAGCAATGAAAGCATTGCAGAGGTGTTCGGCATGTTTAACTGTTGAGCAGAAGACTACTGTTTTACGATCACCAGCCTTATCGCGCCATTCCCGAACAATTCTATCGTTAATAACTTGTCGATCCATAATGGCAGCGACTTCTTCCATGTCATATTCTTTGCCGCGCTTGGTTACATTATCCAGTTGGCTGTTGACGCCAAGGTCAATGACAAATGTTTTTGGTCGAACGAGAAAGCCTTCGTTAATCAGGCTTGAGATTTCAATCTGGTGAGAGCAGTTGTTAAATACGCCGCGCAATCCTTTGCCATCGCCACGGTTAGGCGTAGCGGTAAAGCCTACGATTTCTGCGTGCTCATTGTCCTCCAGAACAGCGTCGATCACCCTTCGATATGTGGGAGCCGCTGCATGGTGGCCTTCATCAATCACCACCATGTCGAACTTAGGACGATCACGAAGGTTACGTTCGCGGGAAATTGTTTGCACCATTGAGAAGACGGCTTCGCCATCCCAATGCTTTACTGTGCCATTGACGATACTTGTGGTTAAAAAGGGATTAACCTTCTCAAACTTTTGCTTGTTTTGATTTACAAGCTCATCACGGTGTTGCACGATCAAAACCTTCTTACCCTCTTTGTGGCGCTTGCCTACAAGCGCAGAGAGCATGATTGTTTTGCCTGCCCCTGTGGGAGCTACAACGAGTGTGTTCTTATGCTTGTCCAACGCGTTACACGCGTCAGAGACAGCTACCTTTTGGTAGGGTCTTAATAACATGATTGTACCTATTTGCTAGAATAGTGTGGGGGGTTCGCGGCCCAAGGCCCCCCGTACCTTGGTCTAGCAGGCGCGGAATGGCCCTGCCGCTAGATTACTTGTTTGCCCATGAAGGAACCGCGCCAGAATTTTGCGGAGCCTGTGGTGTAGAAGCCTGTGCAGGAACTGACGCAATTAACGTAGTATTATTCTGCATAGGAGCCTGACCTTGGGCAATATACTCACTGTTATTCGGAGTAAGCGCAGCCATTAGCTGATTGCTATCCGAATATCCGTTCGTACCTTTCTTAACGCCAATCTTAGCGCAAATCTCCATTGCGTTCAAGTCAAACATGCCAGAGATGTTACGGCTTTGCTGTGCCTCTGGAGACATATCAGCAGGGTCGATAGCGCGTGCGCTCTCAACGATTGACTTCAGTGTGCGCAAACCAATCTCCTTGGCAAGCGGCATACCGCTATCGCCCATTTTGTCACCGTCAACAAAGACGCTGTGCCAAAACTTGCGACGATCAAACTGACCACCAATGATAGTGAACTCTAGGTTCGCCCACTTTGCAGAAGTGCTCATAGATTTCTTGAACCAAGAACCCTGACCAAACTCAGGTAATTCCACTTCACCTTGCTGCACAACAATTATAGCGCGAACAACGGTACCTTTTGGAATGAGAGAAAATTCTTGGCTTGCGTTTTGGTCTTGTGGAACATTATTTAAATTAAGCATTATGCTTCCCCTTCGCTAGAAGTTTGAGTTGTTGGATCAACAAAGACTAATTCTTTGTCAGTTTTATTTGAGCCACTGCTCATTTTTTCAATTAACTTTCCTAAGTGTGGCTCTTCTAATGTGTCTAATCTGCCAGAACGGTCTTTGGCTGGATAGCCCCATTCGTTCAGAGGTTGACATACAAAGGCACGATACTGACCGTGATCCCCTGTTAACACTGACATTGTGATTACCTCGTCAACAATTCCGGGCAATTCACGGCCAGTTTTACTTCCCTCAATTTGAAGGGAGTATTGCTTGCGTCCGTACTCATCAGTAATCTCGTCAAGAATTCCAACAAAGATTACGTTCTTAGAACGGATGTGTTGAATGTGGGTTAGCCATGACATCATCTCACGACCATGCAAACCATACGCTGCACGAGTGTCTAGCTTACCAGATCGGTCAGACCGCACTTCTGGCTGTTGTAAACACCACTGGAAGCACAAACGGCCTGCAACGGTAATTGAGTCCACAAACAATGTATCATACTTCTGCCATAGGTCTGAGTTGTCCCCATACATCTGCGCCACATAATTATAATGTGATTCGCTATATGGCTGATCTTCTGCCAACGATGGGTTTGCCCCACCTAAGAAGCAAGCAAGGTCACGACACTCTGCCCATGTTCTAGGGCGAACGACATCAATAGGATGCCCCTCAATAGCTGTATCCCCTGCTTCCAAGTCCATGAACAAAGTTGTTGATGGATTAAGAGTTCGAGCAAGTGTGGTTTTACCCACACCGCTTGCGCCACAGACTACAATCTTGTGGCCTTTCTTCTCAGCGATACGCTGATCTGCTGTGATAATTTGTAAAGCCATTATTCCACCTCCTCTACTGTAACTCTGCCTACCTCTACGGTACGGCACCCTTCAAGCTCATCCTTGATTGCAGGAGGAGCGGCTGTAAATTTGCGCTCTTCTACAGCAAACGTCAGCTTGCCATAGTGTTGCGCATTTTCTGGTGACATGTTGTTAAGCGTGTCACGCAGCCCGTCTTGATCCCATGTGACCTTCTTGCCCACAGTGACTTTTAGACGTTGGTTTCCCTCAGTGATTTGGGCAGTACCAAAGTCTTTACCTTGCGAGCGCAGTACGTCTTTTGCCACTGGTAGAAATGTATCAGATAATTGTTCTTCAACGTCTTTCAGTTCAAGACGCATCCCATTGATAACGTGCTTTAGTTCTTCTCGACGTTCGAATAGCTCACGACTGTTCATGTCGATTCCTTTCCGCTAAATTACTAGAACCCTACCTATCCCATAGGGAGTGGGACATGTCAATAGCTTTTTTTAGATAAAAATATTTCTATGCCAAGACAAGCCTTCATGAGCTTTTTCTTTAGCTTAAACTCAGGCGTCTCAACGCCCTTGGCGTCTTCAATAATTATTTCCCAATCACCGTTGGCATTTTCTTTCTCGTAGCGGAAGTCAGCAATGTAGGCGCATATCTTCTGATCGTTTACCAGTAGGTTAAACCTGACCTGTAGCTCAAGATTGCGCACCCTACCCGCACGCTCAAGGCTCTTTATATATAAATATCGTTCTGATTCCCACTTGGAGTCGAACTTAATTCCTTGCACAGTTACTTTCTTGTTTCCGTACTTGGGTCTTGACCCACGCCGCTTGGGATTATATACAGTAGGAAAAGTCATTTATGGGAAGGAAACTCCATGCCAAACCCCGGAAAATATAAATCCGTAGGTGTTTCGATTGAAGCGTATGATAAGCTAGTCTTTGTTGCAGAGCACGAAGATCGTGCTATCGGGCGACAGCTTGCACGCATGATTGATGAAACATACGAGGATATCCAAGTGCGTGTCAACGCCAAGCCTAATTACCGTCCTCCTGTTGGAATAGGCGGCTTGGCGTCAGTCATCGAAGACTAAAGAAGTCCAGCGTTACCTAAACCGCCCAGTAGTGTTGCTGCCACTGCTGGGTTTTCGCGTGCGCGTTTTCTAAGCTCGCTCTGCACGTTTCTTTGCAACATTTGAATTGGACCCATGGGTTCTGTTGATACAGAAGGCATTGATACTTCAGGAACAGGAATGCTTGGCATTCTGAGAGGAGGTTGAACATTTGTTCGGGTTTGACCGGGCTTCTCATATGATCCAAGTCCCGAAGCGCGAGGCGCAGCATTTTTAAATGCTCTGCTGCTTTGACTTGCTGCTGATGCAATTGGTTTAATTATTCTTCCTGCTTTTGATGCTGCTGATCCAACATCCACACCTTCTTCCACCAATGATTGATTTAAGATATTTATCATAGCTTGTGATTGATTCTCAGGATTATTTCCTGCGGCACGGCGCATCTGCAAATATCTTTGAGCAGTTCCTTTTGTTCCTAGCACGTTTGCAAACAATTTAATTTTACCGACTGAGCCAAGTGTGTTTATAGGATGTTTAAACATGTTCGCCCAAAGTGATCCCGCTGCAATTGAGCCTTCTTTTCCAACATCGCCAAGATCAACTAAATCGTCAGCAAATCCATACAAAGCATCAGAAGTGTCCTCTCCTAATATCTGTCTTAATGTGCCACGCTTATAACCCGACAAAGTGTCCTTCAATGAGCTTGCCGCTTGTGGGCTTGCAAACACTTGATCATCCACAACAGACAGAATGTCTTGCAGTACAACATTTTTCATGTTGTCTTTCATTTTAGGATTTCCATCGAAAAATTTCATTATTTTTATGACTTCACTTTGAGTGAGGTTTGGACTTGTTAAAGCCTTAACAACAGAGTCATAGTTTTCGTAAGTCCCAGCGTTAATATCTTTAATTACGGTAGTTTTTAAAGCGTCATTAAGCTCGTTTTGTTTAGCTAACATATTCTGCATAGACNGAACTATGCTTGATTCACCACCCGCCGCATCAGTCGCGTTTTGNACATCTTCAATAGAAATTCCTTTGCGAGTGTGAGCGCCACTTATATCTTTAGCAACTCTTTGAACTTGGCCCCATTCATCACCAAACAAAACACGACCTGTATCACCTAGCTTTTTGACATGGTTGTAAAACTTACGACCATCAAATTTAGTTGGGTCTACATCGTTTCTTCCTGCGAAGTCCAAGCCATCTTCCAAGTATCTGCGAGCAAACATATCGTTTAAGGCATTGGGATTATCAGAGGCATCCAGCACAGACTGAAGACGCGCTGGAGAGTTGGCCTTAATTACCTTATCATAAAACTTATCAGCTATTTCTCTCGCGCCATATCCCTCAAAGTCTTGGAGATTATCAACTGATCTAATGATGCTTAAATCAGCGAGCTTGTCGTATTTCTGCCTAAACTCACGATAGTTTTTCATGGCAAATTTTCTTTGAGCCGCTGCCTCTTTAAGAAGAATTTTGTCTTCTGCAAAAAGACCCGTTGTGTTTATCCTAATGTCATCTATGATAGTTGTCTCCATCCATCATCTCATCAATTTGCTTTCGCACTTTATCTAAAATGTTACGCCCCTTAGTAGTAACATTGCCTCCAAAATAAAGACTGTCATTTATTTGCTTTCGCAAAATAGCCATTTCATTAAATGTTGCACCACCGCCGCTTGTTCCACGCAAAAAGACTTCTGCGCCGTCAACAGCAGGATCAGCTAAGTTACGCATTTCATTCATGTAATCTGTAAGTTGGTTTTTTATTGGAGTTACGTTAAATATATCTAGCTGACCCCCCTTCTTCATAACTTGTCTGCCGCTCGCACCCGTTACAGTCGATTGAATTTGATTAAGCATGTCATCTATAGCGCGGAAGTTAGAAACAGCATTCTCATTTCCAGCTTGAAATGCTTTCGTTATACTGCTTAAAGCCTGTGTGTTTAATGGAATGGACTTGTCATAAGAAGAAGACATTAAATCCATTGCATCGTCTACGGCGTTAAAAATACCTTTTTGCGCATCGTTTCTAGCTTTTCTGAGCCTTGCAAATTTAGCAGGAGCATACCAAACAACATCTTCACCTATTTCACTTACAGCGTCATCGTTAATTCCATCAAGAAACTTTGCTTTGTCGATCAACGCTTGGTTCGTATTGTTGTCAATACGTCCCATCACCTTGCCTGCGTTTTCAACAAACTTTTGACCATAAGCTGCGGGTCTTGGAGCACCCATTGCTTCAAGAGATGGAATGTAATCACGACTTACAAGGCTTTCCATTCTGACTAAACGCTCGTCAGCCAATTCCTCTGCTGGACTTCGACCTCCGACACGACCTGCTACGTTCTTGCCAGCGCCTATTATGCCTCGTCCAGCGCCGATAATCGCTGCGCCTAATACTTCACCGCCAGCGCCTATAACGCCTTCTATGGCTACGTCACGGGCTACTTCGCCGAAGTCTTGCGTCTGCACGCCATAGAATGACTCAAGAGCCTCTTCCAGTGACTGACCAACCATTGCGCCAATACCAGCACCAGCTACAGCACCAAGGCCAAATGACGGCCCACCACCGATTATAGCGCCTGCTATAGAACCAACAGTTTCTGGAACAATTCCCGCAAAGTCAGAGAAGTCTCTTGCGCTAAAACCTTCGTCTTCGATAACAAGGTTTTTGCCGATAGGCTCCATGCCGCGAGCTTCCTGACCAGATTGCGTTAAAGCAAGTTGACCTGATGGATCACGCACATAACCGTCTTCTCCCACCAGCCTTGATAAGATAGCCTCACGATCACCTTCTGTCTCGCCAAAAGACATAAGAGAGCGGAGCTTGCCGTCAGCACCTTTAGAGTAATCAAACCTCTCGCGGTCACGCCCTTGGCGTTCATCAACCAGTTCGTTAAGAGTTTTGCCCTTACCTAATGTTGTAAATGAAAGAGAACCTATTAAATCCGCAACATCTTCGTTTGCTGCATCGCTTTCTATGGCCCTAAACGCATCCAACTTTTGCCTGTCGTTTAAGGCTCCAGACTTTATGCCTCTAAATAATGTTAGCTTGGTGCGGTCATCCATTATTTATTTGCTCCAGAAGTTTGCTTTGTATTTTTCTTGAACTCTAGGCTTGATAAGTAACCTTCAAGTTCAGTTTGTTCTTTTTCTCCTAAAGGACCATCTGACAATCGTGAAGCAATATCTCTTCCAGAATATCTATCCAGTGTACTTAAAGCACCTAAAATCGTTTCTTCTTTTTTAATGATGATGTCATTAAAGAGTTGATTTAATTTGTATGTGATTTCATCAGCCGTGCTACCACCACGCAACTCACCTACAATTTGAGCAACCCTTGCGCGGTCTGCATCTGAAATTGTTTTACCCGCCTCACCTAAAATCTCTGGTGCGTTTTGTGCTTGCAGTTTATCTAAGATGAACTCAAGTTGCTGAGTTGGCGTTATGCCTTCTCTCATGTTAAAGCCAAGAGTTGAAGCCAATGAGTCTAGCTTATCGACGCCAAATCTAAAAATGTTTACGCCTTCAGCTAATCCCATTCCAGTAATGAATTGTTGTTTAGCCTTGTTAATGTCTCTAGCCGCACGCGACAGACCCTGATAAGCATCTTGGCCTGTTCCCACAAGAAGGTTTTCCCTACCCGATTGAGGCAATGCTCGCCATGTTTCAATAGTAAACATGTCACCAGCGCCTTCTCCAAAAAGTTCAATTTTTCTAGGAGCCTTTGTGTCGTAATATTCTTTAGCTTCTGGAGTTTTCATAGCTTCATCAACAATTTTACCCCACATTGATCCGGGCAATACGTCGAACTGTTCTCTAAACTTAGGGTCACTTTGCAAAGCGTTAAGCTCATACTTACTTAATGACTCCAGCTTACCGTTGCCTTCACCAACACCCGCTAAAAACCCTGTGACATCGTTTGACTTTGGAACGATGTAATAGTCTGCACGCTGCATAGCTTTTTCTTTAGCTGCCAGTGCAGTTGCTTGATCTGAATTGCGCATATCAATAGCATACTTGCCAGCCGCTCTGCTCTCCAAATCAACTTTTTCACGCGCTTTAATTAACTCAGGCAATGCCTTGTCTGTGGCTTCTCCCATTGTTTGCATAAAGCCTTGAAAGCCTTTCCCGCCCATTTGGTTCTGCATCATAGTTGCGCCAGCCGCCATGAGAGCCGCACCAGCATTTACTTTTCCCGGTGTTTTTATTCCTGTGGCTTTAAAAAACTCATCTTTGTATTCTTCTATGTCACGAACTTTATTTGTTTCAGGACCTTTGCCGCGAACACCGCTAATGAAATCTTCCATAGATGCAGCGAACAATTGTTCGGCTGAATTTTTTGAGTCAGCAACGCTCATAGAATTTAAACCACCTTGGCTATCTACAAGTTGCTTCTCTTTCTCCCTGAATGCTTCTGCGGCAAGACTGCGTTGTTCTTCTTTTTCCTTTTTAAGGTAATCCGCTCTTTCTGTAGGTCCTTCGGCAAATTTACCCCGACCACCAACGGTTCCCAGCGCCTCTATTTCCGCCTGAAAGTCCTTTGCATCTGAAAAACTTTTAGTCTTACCTTCACCAGTTTGGTCGTATGTGAATTTTTCACCCGGACCCAAGTCATTAGGCACAAAATCTGGCATACCCATGGAATCTTCATCACCAAAAATATCTACAAGATCAACACCGGGAGGGATTTCAGACTCTGGTATTCTTCCAGACTGAAGACCTTCAACAAAAGGAGTTGGAGAACTCATATATTCAGAAAGTCCACCAGCTACTTTCTGAGCTAACGCATATGGCAGGCTCAAGGGTCCAGACACCCCTGTCTCGCCTAATCCTTTCAAAATCTGTTGACCTTTAGTTAAAGGAATATTGCGTAGTTGAAGTTGTTGATTGTAAGCGTCTGTTAAAGGATCAGCCATGTTTGTCTCTTACCCTGTCAATTGGTTAATGCCCTGCATGTTGGTGTACATTCCAACTCCTTGCATAAACGGGTCTGGGGTTGTTTGTGGTGTATTCGTAAACTCACCATACATTGAAGCAGATGGAGAGCCTGTCAAGAATGTTTGTCCATAACTGTATGGAGCTAACGCTTGCTGCGTTTGATTAAGAACATTCTTTCGGCCCATGTCTTCAAGCTGTTGAGCATATGCACGCTGTTTGCCACCCATTTCGTACATAAAGCCCATATCCGCAGGCTGCATACCCGCATAGACCCTACCAATATCAGCAGCACCACCAGCTAATTGACCGTATGCTCGACCGATATCAGCCTGCATACCGCCCATTTGACCATAGGATTGACCAAGGCCACCTGTAAGGCGTCCCGCTTCTAGGTCACGTTTCTTCACATCTTCAGCAGCACGCACTTGCGCTTCTGCGCTAGATAGCCCCATGCTACGATACATATCAGCCGCTTTGAGCATACGATCTTCGCCAGACTCAAATGCCTTTGATTCCGCACCTAATTGCGTTGTGCCAAGGCGTCCAAGCTCTTGACCTGCACCTAATTGCCTCTTCATGGCGTCTTCGTAGGCTTTTTGACCCATCTGGCCTTCAGTAGTTGCCGCCGCTAGGCCGCGTCTCGCTGCGTCTGAAAAGGCTGATGATTCTAAGTTTGCACCTGTTGCACCCAACTGACCTGTAACACCAGACGCTTGCAGCGCACGTTTGCGCCCTGCTTCATCTGTTGCCATAGCGTTAGCCATCGACTTGTCATATCCTTGAGACAACAATCCAGCTATGGTGTTCTGCTTTTGCTCTGAAATGGCTCTTTCTGTTTCTGCGGCCTGAACGCCTGAACGAGAACCGCCAAATGCTCCTGCACTGATTGCTTGCGCAGCACCAGCCTGTCGCATCTTTGAGCCTTCACGATCAATGCGCTTCATTGCAGCATCAATAACTTGTTCTTTGTACGGGTCCATAAACTCTTGAGCCGAATTAGGATCGAACTTACCAAGCCCCTGTTCTGCTAGTTCAAACGCACGGCCTGTCCTACGATCAAATGCCGTCTCTGCGCCAAACTTACCACCAGAGTCTATACTCTCTGGAGTAAACTGACCCAATCCACCTTTTACAGTTGATTGAGCATCACCAAGTAACGAGTCAGAGCGAGTTTTGGCATCAAAGGTATCTGTGCCTTTTCCTATATCATCACGAACACCTGTCAACGCAGTGTCGTAAATCCCTTTTGCGCCAGTAGTTCCACGACCAGCATCAAGGTAAGTCTTTGCGTCTGGAAAGTAATCTGCAAGACCTTTCTCTATACTTGTTTTGCCAGCGCCCAACGCAGTAGCTGCCTCTGGTAAGTATTTAGGTGTGTCGGTTTCGTCCAAGAAATATGGATCGTAACGCCCCATGAAATCGTCACGGCCTTTTTCTGTTCCAAATGTTGCAGCCACTGTATTCTGAAGATCAGCAGCGCCGGGAGTGCGGCTGGCTTCAATTACATTGCCTTCTGCGTCAAGTCGTTGCTCTCCAGCTTGAACATAGTCTGGAATATTAAAGATGGATGGATCATCCATCGTGCCGCCCATAAGCTGACCGATTATAGGATCACCTGCTTCTAAAACTCGCGTTTCACCTGTTTGTGGATCAGTATATTCATCGCCTTCTTTAAGAGGTTCACCAAAGTATTTACCAAGAAGGGCCTGATCAATATCTTCAATGTATTGTGGTTTTTGCTGAATAACACTTTGTCTTGTATCATATTGGCTGGCAGTAGACATTACGCTTTCCTCTCCAGATCATCCATCATGCTATACATTTCTTGTATGCCCTGATTTAAATCACCGTTTCCTGCGCCCTCAACAGCGCCTCTTGTCATTACAAATTCTCCTGCGGTCAACATAGCAGGAACATCGTCTTTTGTGCCAGAGCCTTCGCTTGGCATAATGCCACCATCTCTACGCGGGTAATACGCTGGGCCACCTTTATTTAGTTGAACCAAACTAGAATTTGGAGATGGGTTTTGCGCTAAATACTCTTCAATTTGTTGTGCCGTTCCTGATGGTCGCTGTGTATTAGCAAGAATTAAGCGG